ATCGCTGACTCTTCAAACGGAACAGTCGCTGATGTCGATAACATCCAGGTTTTAGTCATAGGAGATCAATGATGAGAGTTTTGGTTTATGAAGTTAAGTCAGGTCATTCTAAATACAAGGAAGGTCATATCCGTTACGCTCCTACTGAGTCGACGAAATCTCTTGAATCCCTGAAGCTCGGTCTTGAGCATAGGAACCCTGATTTAAGAGGCGGGTTCATCGCTGAGATCGATTCATCTGAACTGCCAGCGGACAAAGAGTTCAGGAACCAATGGAGAAAGAATGGAACCGGAGTCAAGGTTGACCCCGTGTTAGAAACTGAGGAGAGATGGGTAAGGATAAGAAAGAAACGAAACAAATTGCTTTTTGAATCGGACGGCCCGAGAAAGGTAGCTGAGGACCGGAGTGATAATGGGAAGTCCTGGCAAGAGTATCAGAACTCATTAAGAGATATCACAGCACAACCAGACCCGAAAGATATCACATGGCCTGAGAAACCCGCTTGAGTGCGATAGAACGTGCATATACATTTACAGACAACCTCCCTATAAGCGGGACAGAGTTGGATACGGAGATCGGTGTTATTTATGACGCCTGGAACAATCATGATGCAGGGACATCGGCGTGGACACTGCTTAAGTTGGGGAGCGACCCATCTGGGAGTCCGATAGCCAGCACTTTGTACAAGTCAAATATCATTAAGGTGTGGGCTCACGTTGACGGATCAGGGACCGCAGCGATCGTTGACAGCTTCAACACATCCGGGTTCAATGACGATGGGACGGGCGACTACACCATTACAATTGACACAGATTTTGAAGATCTCAACTACGGGATTGTGGCAAGTGGCCAATGGGCTGGGAACGCAGGTATTGATTCGACAGCAGCGGCTGCTGGAACGGTGACCATAGCGAGTTTTGATATTTCGACTGGGAACAAAGCAGATAACGACAGGATTGGTGTTATTTGTGCTGGGGACCAATAATGAAAAGGCTTGTCTTTAGAAGGGCGGACGGTGGGATCACTATTAGCTCATCTGGTCTTGGTCCGGGGAAGTTAGAAGCCCTTATGTTGAAGAAGGTATCCCAGGGAATGACCCGGGAGGCCGCGGAGTCAGAACATCTCTCAGTACTGAAGGCTGAAGTGTTAAAGAAGCACGTTAAGTTGGCTGGATCTACGTTTCTGGGCGAGGTTGAGTACAAGGACCTCCCCTCAAGAGAATTCAGGAACCAGTGGCGAGAGAACAACGGGAAGGTCCGAGTTGACCCTGTTCTGGAGACCGAGGCGAGATGGACAAAGATCAGGGCACAGAGAGACAAACTTTTAAGAGAATCTGACTGGGAAGTTGTCAGAGACGGAGAGCGAGGGAACAGCAACCAATCCCTCAAGACTTACAGAGAGGCGTTGAGAGATGTTACCACTCAACCAGACCCAAAAAACATTAACTGGCCGGAGAAACCATGAATACACAATATCAGAAAGAAATCGTTGGATCCTTAGCTCTCGTTAAGAAGCTCTGTGCGGATGTGATAGGCCGTGTCGGTATGATCGAGACAATGCTATGGCTCCAGAGCGACGATGCGACTAAACCAGCCCTCAATTTAAAAGAAAACTTAGACGAACCAAATGGCAATGGTTTAAAGAAGGAGAACTAATATGGTTATTGTAGCCTCAGCTTTGGCTTCGGCAAGCGGGATTGGGAAAAAGAGTAGTAGCAACCAGCACCGGTATTCACCAGAGGAATACGCCAGCCTAAAGAATTATTTCAGAAGCCAGTTTGATGCGGAGCCATGGTCAAACACAGATGCGTTTGAAGATCTTGTGCAGAATTTTGAAAATGATCCTCAGAAGTATCTTATCAGTGAGGGGAATATCGACACCTGGACCCCTGTTATTAAGGGATACGGTGACACGTTCACCCAGATGTTCAGGAACTATGCTGGCCGTGACCCTAACGAGGACGAGTACAATACATTTTTCTCAACAGTCGTTACTCCGAACTGGATCAAACCTATTGAATCAACCGAATTACGACAGCAGACCCAGAGCATCATGGATCAGTTCTTTGGCCGGACAGTAGAGGAAGAGGCACGTATCAATGCTGACGCAGAAGCTCAGGCGGCGTTAGCCCCCGGGTCAGCTTTCGATGAATGGCAACAGTCCCAACTCGGGGCCGTATCAGATGTTGAATCGTCTTTACTTGATTACCAGACAAAACTGTTCGAGAAGATCCGCCCCAACCTAATGACCTCACTCCAATCTCAGGGCCTCCTAAATACAGGAGGGTTGAACACAGCTCTTGCTGGGGTTCAAGGTGATCTCGCTAATGAATCTTCTCGTTATGTAGCTGGGGCAAGATCAGCGGCCCAGGCTGACATAGCAAACCGGAGATACCAGATAGCGGCCTCTCCGAGCAATTACGCTTTACAGACAGAATTCGGGAGGGCTCCTAACCTAACAGCCTCTGGTCAGGCTGCCTTGTAGAATGTTTATGGCGGGATCCAGAATAGATTAAATCAACAATCTCAATTTGATTTTGCTAATTCTCAGCAACAGCAAGGCCCTTCCCTGTTGTCTCAGTACGGTGGTTTATTAGCCGGCGGGATTATCGGCGGGTTTGGACAAAAATTGGGAGGGAGTTTATATGGCTAAAGAAGATTTCGGTGTAGGACTTTTACAAGGACTTTACCAGTCGGGGGTAGGCAACCCTCGGGTTAACATGGCGAGGAGAAAGCAGGGGTTAGCTGAACAGGCTATCCGTCAGAAGCAGGTAACAGACCAGCAAGCGTTAGGGAATAAACTCGCTGGGGATCATCTCGGAGCTGAGCCTGAAGAGGTCCAGAACAAGATCGGTGCTTTCATTAAGAACCTTTTCTACCCAGGATCAGGCGCGGGGGAGAGAGGGTTACAACAAGAGTTTGTCACGGATCCTGATTCTACGGTCAGTCTTAAGAAGGATTTAATAAGGGCCCAGACTAAAAAAGCTCTAAGGCCAGCGAAGAAACCGACTCCCAAGGCAGATCCCTTGAAAACATCAAGGCTGTCAAGATTATCGAATCAATATAAAACATGGTCTGAACAGATGGCTATGGGGAATAAGAAACGGGCTAAGTTTCTCGAAGCTGACGCTAAGGCGTATGCCAAAGAGGTTGGCATAGAGTGGAGAGAGGTTGAGGCGGCGGTTGGTGATAGCAACTGGGACAAACTCAAGGAATTGGGTGGATCTCTTGTGTCTGGAATCGCTGACAGTTTCAATGCCCTCAAGGGTCTTGGCGGTCCGAAGGTTGGAGATGCGGATGGTGGATATATTTATCAAGGTGGGGATAAGAGTCTCCCCTCTAGCTGGAAAAAACAATAATGCCGAAGCCGTGGGAGAAGTATCAGAGTCAGGCTGTAACTGAAAGCGGTCCCTGGGAAAAGTACCAGGACACGCCCTCTTCTGATATTGGCCCATGGCAAAAGTATCAAGCCCAACCCGTTGCTTCTCCTGTTGCTGTCCAAGAACCCACCGTTGCGACTCCCAATAGATTTGTAGAGGGGTTGAAGTATCAGGCGGAGGGGGCCAAGCAAGCCCTCCAATCTATCCCACAGGCTCTCCAGCTCATGAAGAGAGATCCCTCTACGTTCCTGAGCCCCCAGAACCTTTTAATCAAGGGGAGAGAAGAGATAGGTAAGGGTTATGACAAACTTGCTGACGTAGCCGTTGAGGATATGGGAAGAAGGGGAGTTAACCCTTATTTGTCTGCTGCTATAGCAACCCCGATAGCTTCCGCCTTCGATATAGTGGAGTTAGGATTGATCCCAGGGAATGTCGGTCGTAAGCTGGCCGGTAAGGCTGTGTCTTCTATCCCCAAGGGAAAAGTCCCGGCTCAATTTTACCAACAGGTCAGTAACACCCCACCTACTCCGTTCAAGTCAATGGGTGAAACATTATCAGAGAACGCCAAGGCCGCTAGTCATTACATTGACCAAACCATCACTCCTATCTCCACTCGCCTTAAGAACATCGGCCAGGAGTTTAAGAACCGTATCAGAAAGTTTGAATTTGACATCAGTATGGGCGCAAGGAAAGACTATAAGGGAGTGGCAGACATTGTAAACAAGAGCCATAAAATGCCTCCCGGAGACAGAGCTGTATTCGATCTAGCCAGGAAGAACGGAGACGCCTCCGTCATCAATTCTCTTGGGATGAAGTATAAGATTAACCTATCAAGCCACAGGAAGGTCTTAGATGATCTCCACAAGAGAGCTAAGGACGCTGGGTTTGATATTGGCTTCCAGGAGAATTACCATCCCCGGGTTGTGAAGGACGTCCCTGGACTGTTGAACCATTTCAGGAAAGACAAGAAGGCCTGGTCCGCTATTGAGTCAGCTATCAACCAAAAGGAATCCTCGCTAGGCCGGATGCTGGATGATAACGAAAAGGCGTACCTCATCAACTCTATGATCCGTGGACATGGGAAGAAGATAGCCCTCACGGGTGGCGGTCCACTTGAGGGGAGAACGATTAAGATCGTAGATCCAGAACTGAACAAATACTACCTAGACTCTGACACAGCCCTGATTAACTATATCCGACAGATGAACGAATCCATAGAGGCCTCTAGGTTCTTTGGCAAGGCGGCTAAGATCAAGGGCGGTCCAGATCAGGTCAACATGGCTAACATGGATGACAGCATTGGGGCCTATACAGCCAATATGATAAAGGAAGGCAAGCTAGACCCCAGTAAGGAATTAGACCTTCAGCAGATCCTCCAGTCTCGGTTCAACTACCGTCACACCAATCCTATCGTCGGTCTTTTCAAGAACATCACCTATATCGATACCCTCGGGAGTCCCTTATCAGCAATGACGCAGTTCGAGGATCTGGGGGTCGCTTTTTATCGGTCTATTACCAAAACACCAGGATCCTTCCTTAAATCGTTTATGAACAAATCCGATATCAAGATGAAGGATCTAGGGGTTGAGGTGATCTGGGAGGAGATGCGGTCCAACCGAAGAAGCTCCCTTATGTTGAAGAAACTTTTTGATGTAACTGGATTCACGAAGATCGACCGGGTGGGCAAAGAAACCTTAGTCAACACCGTGATTAACTCTTACCGGTCCCAGGCGAGGAAAGGGAACCCAGAGCTAATCAGACGGATATCCCCCATCTTCGGTAAAGAGACTCCAATGGTTGTCCAGGACCTAGCCTCTGGGAAGAAGTCAGATAACGTCATGTTGCTTGCCTATAACGAGCTTCTGGATGTCCAACCCGTTGCCTTGTCTGAGATGCCCCAGAAGTACCTAGAACGCCCCGGAGGACGTGTTTTCTACACCCTTAAGACATTTATGCTTAAGAGAATCGATTTCATTCGTAACGAGTCACTACAGCTCATGGCCTCACCAGACAAGAAAACCAAGATAGAGGGGACTAAGAGGCTTTTTAAATTATGGTCCTATCTCGGCGTGTTTGGAGCTGGAGTAGATGAGATGAAGAACCAAATCACCGGGCGTGATGTCACCTTAAAAGACAGAGTTATTGACAATATGCTTAGACCTTTCGGATTAGGCAGATGGTTTTTATACAAAGCACAAAGAGACGGGATTGGAACAGCCGCAATGAGTTTCATAATCCCTCCGACAAGGCTAATCGACTCGGTTTGGAAGGACGTTAAACCCTCGGGGAACTTGTGGAAGGGGAAGAAACTGGAGTCAACGGCTAGCATCCCTCTAGGTGGACGACTTTATTCCTGGTGGTTTGGTCGTGGCCGTGAAAAGATCAACGAAAGAAAGCCCAAGGGACTCCCTCGGCTAAAGAGGATTTAATGAATCCTAACGAGATAGCCAATTTCGGCATCATAGCCACGTTCGGAACCAACCC